CAAAAACTTCTAAAAATTGATCTTCTGGGTCATCAGGCTTAGCTAAAGTATGTTTAGTTAAATCAAAATTCTCTCTTAAAATTGGAATTTTTTGATTTTTTTTAGCCCCTGTTTCAGTATCATCAGCTAATAAAAAAACTTCAAGATAATCTGGTTCATCTTGTTGTGTCATTCTTTCAGCTTCAATATCAAATAATTTTGATGCAGCTAATTTTCCTGCTTGGTCCTCATACGGTTTAATATTACCTAAAGCTGGAGCAGCACTAGCAAGACCAGTAAATAATCTGCCTGCAGGAGATTGGTTTAGACCACCAGCACCTTCAATGAAGGGCTTTCCACCCTCTCCTGCTTCAGATACTCTTGTAAAAAAATCAAATAAGGCCGGTGCATTTCTTGCAAAAAATCCCTGTTGTTGTGGAACAATTTGATCTGCTATTGCTTTTAATTTTTGATATTCCTCACTGTCAATAAATTTTCCTTGATTAGCTTTGATGACAGGAACTAAACCAGATGTAATACCAACACCACGTGAATTTGTTCTCATGTTATTCGGGACATTGTTAAACATCCTTCTGTTGTAAATAGACATTATCTATTTAAGCTCCCAAAACCTTCTAATAAAGATCCGATACCTGTTCCAAGAGCTCCAATACCTCCAGCAAATTGTAAAAATGGATTTGCAGGTGTCACTGGTATTTGTGAAATAGTTTGACCACCAAAAGGTAAACCTGCCAATACATCTGTACCAAAAGATATACGTTGGAAAGGTTCTTGTTGTTGAGCTGCAAGATTTTGTCTTTGAGCTTCTAAACCTGCTTGTAGTAATTGTTGTTGCTGACCACCAATACTTAGTAAAGTATTTAAATCCTGACCAAACATACCTTGACCTAATTGACCAATACCTGCTTGAAATCTTGCTAAATTACCTAATTGTTGTCCAGCTCCTAGTTGTCTTCTTTGTTGTGCTTCTTGTGCAGCTTGTGCTGAAGCTAATGCTTGTTGAAAATTTCTTGATCTATCTTCTGCAATTCTTCTTGATTTTATATCGCCAATGTTTCTGTCTAATTCAGCTTGTTGTACTCCAAATCTTGAACCGCCAAAAACACCAGCTCTCGTTGCCTGTCCAGCTAAGTTAGCTTGAGCAATTGACCCTTGTCTGTCTATTTCTCTTAAAGCTTCTTGAGTAACTAGCTCTTGATATGGATCTCTAAATTGATCTATTCTTTGAGTTGTTGGTGTAAACTGTTGAGTTGCACCTGCAAGAGCCTGACCTGCTGTGGTAGCAGTGTCACGTGCTTGAGTAATAAATGGTTGAAATGCACCAATGCCTTGTTGAGCCAAAGCAAATGCATCTTGTTGAGGTTGCGTGAACCCTGCAACTTGTTGCATTGGTATATTACGAGGAACATTAATTAAACCTTGTATATAATTAGGATCACTTGGATCAAGATCTGGCGTTCCAAATAAAGTTACGAGTAAATCTTTTTGTCTGTCCTGCACATACGGTGGAGGTAGTTGCGTTGTTACTTGTTGTTGTACAGCCATTATGCTTGTCCCTCAAACTGATCCATCATCTGATACATTTTTCTAGCTCCTTCCATTCTGTCGCCGCCGCCAGCTCCTCTAACAGCTTTTGCCGTCATGACAAATTCACCATCACTTAACATGGCAGGTATACTATCAGATGTTCCTGTGCCAGGTCCATCTATTTGACCTGTTTTGCGAGGAAAATCTTTTGGATCTCCACCCGTTGCTAAATTCATTATACCACCATCTGCAACATTTTGCACTAATTGTCCACTTGTATCAATATAAGGGCCAACTATTCCTTGCCCTAATAATAATTCTATTAACTTTCCTTGTTCTGTATTTAAAGGTTTGCCTTGATAATCTGTACCAAATGTAAAGTCAGTAACTTCTTGCTCCTCTGGTAAGTCAAAGGCACCTGTTGGTTTTAAGAAAGCTCCTGTTGCTGCTGAAGCTTTTGACAAATTAGATAATAATTTTGCTGCATCTACTTTTTCTTCTCCGTCAACCATTTTTGTAGGTAAAAATTTACCACCACTACCAATTAAACCGTCAATGGCTGCTTTGTCACCAACAGCTTTTTTACCTAAGAAAAATTCCCCAAAACCACTTGCACCTTTTCCAAATTTACTACCGCCTTGTAAAGCTTTCATGAAGGCACTATCACCAAAAAGTTGATTACCTTTCGTAAGATCTACACCACCAAATTTTAAACCTGGTGATTGACTAGCTAAAAATGCTGCCGCAGCAATATCACCAAATCCAGCATCAGGATCAGCCAATGCGCCAATTCCTGCAAATAGAGGGTTTCCGGTGGCAAGTGCTAATGCAGTTCCTAAATATTTTTCACTATCACCTGGTAGTATTTTAGCTACCGTTTTTCTTAATTTTTTAAGCATAATCTCCTATTGCAATATATGTGATTGAAGCAAGGAGGCTGGCCTTGAGTGTAAGCCTAATTAATCGTATAAATATAGTCAAATTTCTAGTAATGTGCAATGAGAAATATGAGCTTTGACATAGATAAAGTGCCGATGGTCCGTGTAACGTGGTTAGATGCTCGTGATATGGAAACAGGTTGGTTGCCTATTAAAGACATTTTATCTGCACCTTTAGCCGTGTGTCAAGAAGTAGGATACATGATAGCAAAAAACCAAGAAAAAATAGTTATTATGAGGTCATGGTGCATTGATAAAGACGATAATCACGGCGGTGGCTCAATTGCAATACCAAGAGGTTGGGTATCAAAGATAGAATATTTAACGCCGACGTATTCTGAGTCATTATAGTTGTCAAGAAAACAATTTTAAAAAGTTCTGTTGAAGTTAAAAAAAATATGTTTACATTAGGTTCTCACCAAAATTAACAATCATAGGAGACAAAAATGGAAAAAGATGAATTAAATAAAGCTATTGCCTACCTTGCAGATAAGGTGAGCAAATATCACGAACGACTATTAGCTATGGAAAGAGATTTAGAAAGACACATTAAGGACAACAAAGAACATCATTGTAAAAACTGTCAGTGTGAGGACTAATTATTCTTTTGTCTCACCTTTTACGTCAGGCATTTTAACGACACGAATGGTAACATCTTTGGCCTTAGATTCGGCCCAAGGTTTACCACAGTCGTTACAAGCACCAGTAGCTTGTTCTTCACTGTCAACTTCAGCGCTACAATTTTTACAATAAATTTTTACATACACTTCAGGTTTAAGAACAGGTAATTCTTTACCATCTACAATCTCAGTGCCTATTTGTTCTGCATCTTGTACTTTTTTACCAATCGACATTATGTAATCTCCATTAAACTTACTGCTATTTTTACACCATTACCAACAATTTTAATAGCATCTTGTTGTTCTAAAGACAAAGGTTGTGATAAAACTTCCTGAGTTGCACCATCGGCTAAACTGCTTTTAAAAAGCTCTATTTCTAAAGGAGAACTAGCATCATAATCTAATACTGTAACTGTAGTTGTCACAGCACCACCAGAAACGTTAGCTAATCTAATGCTTTTTACTATAGCTGTTGTTGGCAAAACGGGTGGGACAGCTCCCTCATTAGCTGTAGGCACAGTATACACAGCTGTGTTAGACCCTGTAGCAGTCTTAGAAAATAATTTAAAGAAATCAGCCAAGGAAAAAAGTCCTCGCCGTTGATTCGTCTTTCAAATCCTGTTGAAAACCAAAATTTAGTTGTTGTGTGATTTGTTCCAAAATACGAATAAGAGTATCAAATTGTATAGCTTCGTACTCTTGCGGTGCATCTGGTAGCCTTGTTGTGCTTATTTTCGCCATTATCTGCCTCCATCTGGTTTTACATCCACACGTAACGTACCATAACGCCAGTCTGAATCTAAAGTATTACTTGTTATTTTTACATTAGCTTGTCTGCCTCTGCCACGTAAATTAAAAAATTTTGTAGTATTATTCACTGTCCTATCTATTGTTGATCCAGTTTCTGTTGGATAGGTTTTAAACCCCATGGTTATCACTGCATCACCAACCTGATTTTTAAAGTCAGGTATACCTTTGCTTAAAGATAATATTTGTTGACCATCCTGTATGTCAAAATCACCTGATGTAATAAACGCTGTCATTGCGCTTTGATCGTCGTTAACACCTTGTTCATGTTCATAAAAAATAGATGATCCAGCAGTTACGCCTAAAACAGTAGGGGTCGTGCCATTTGTGCTTGTATTAAATTTTGTAGCATAAGGTCTTTGATATACGCCGTAGTCTGTCCAAGTTGTTCTTGATAATGTAGATGTGTACCATGTCCTTTCTAGATAATTATATGTAACAGATCTGTCTATTTGCGTTGCATCTGTAGAGGCATAGTACCAAGTCACCTCATTAAACTCTGAGTTTACACCAACATATGTTTCTGGTTGTTGTGTAATAGAAAAATCTTCAAACACAAAATCTTGCACACTACATGGTATTTTTTTAATTGAACCGTCATAAAGATAGAAAGCATTTTGTGACATCCAGTATGCTACGCCGTTTACATCAACAGCAGCGTGTACACCGACAGCTCCACAGTTTGCACCAATTTGCACTAATGAAAAAGTAAAGGGCGCACCAACAAACTGCATTGCATGAAGGGATGTGTCTGTCCATACTAATACAGCGTTACGTGATCTCACTGCTGACACAATCTTTGATCCATCTTGTATTCTGAATGAACCAGCAGTATTTGTTGCAGTTGGACCCCATGTTGTAAAATCCTCTTGTGATGAAAAACGTAAGAATAAGTCATCTTGCGTTGTGCTATCACCTATTGTTGTCTCTGTACCGAATAAAAATATATGTCTATCAGGCATTGATACTAAATTAAATCGAGAGCTTGTAGGAGCTTGTGAAATAGCAACAGCTCTTACTCCTGTGCCGTTAGCCGTGACCCATCTAAATGTTTTACCTTTGTGTACAGTGGCAATTAAATCTTCACCAAAGTTGTCAAAAGACCAATTTCTAGCATCTAATGTTACGTTAGAAGTTTTTCTTGGCTCATTCCAACCAGGATCACTTGGATTAGTATAATCAGGAGAGTTCCAGGTATGTGTACCCCAACCGTAACCATAAGTTGACGATGCAACGCCCACAGATATTTGATATTTAGCATTACCTGATCCACCGCCACCACTTGTGCTACCACTAGCTTGACTGGTGTGTGTAACTTTATATGAGTTTGCATTTACAACTTCAGTTATTTGAAATTCTTTGTTCATATCCAAACCATCAATCGCACTAAAAGAATCAAAGGTAACAAAATCACCTTGCGCTGCTCCATGACTAGTATGTGCTACAGTGACAGTCGTCGTGCCATTTGTCGTAAATGGATTTGTTAAAGCAGCTTCTAGTCTTAAAGGCGTAATGTCATAAGCGACACCCTCTGAGTAAAGATATAATTTTCTATCTGTTCCGAGAGCCGTGTACCGTACACCATCCAATGATGTCCACGTATGTATATCTCTTGCAACACCAATTAATGTATCTTGTATAAGTTTTTGCCAACCACCTACTTTTTGAGGCAAACCGTAATGAAATCGTACGTTATCAGAATCAATCCAACGTCCTTCAGCGCCGTATTCTGTGTCTTGTTTATCTATACCAGGTGCTATATTTAATTTTGTTAATGGCATTATGCAATCCTTATAAATCTATATTTCATTTCACCAGCACCGCCAGGACCACCATTAGCACCTTGTTCGGTTCCACCGCCACCACCACCTGATCCACGACTACCTGTTTTTCCAACTTGACCTGATTCAGGTGAACCACCATTACCTGCGTCACCACCAGCACCTCCTGCTACATTACCATTATAAGAGTCAGCGCCGTCAGCACCAACACCATTAGCGTTATCACCACCGTATGTTATACCATTTGCACCAGCAGCGCCGTTACCTGCTTGATTAAAAGCCGATAGAGGACCACCCGTAAAAGATGTAATGTTTAAACCCCCTGTTGTAGTGCCAGTTGTAAGTCTGGATGCTGTGATTGATGCAGTTCCAGCTGTTCCTCCTGTAAGAGTTGCTAAGGGTCCTTGAACACCCCCACCTGTGACTGTTCCAGATCCACCACCTGTTAAAGAAAAAATAGCATTTGAGGATGTGCCAGATAAACTTGTCGTACCACCACTTGCAGGGCCGCCACCAGTGTAATTATTTGTTCCAGCAGATCCTGCAGCGCCAACAACAGCTGTTAATGTTTCACCACCTGTTACCGAAAAAACTAAATCAGAAGCATAAGCACCTGATCCACCACCAGGTCCCCCTTGTTCACCACCTGCTTTGTCATAATCTTGTCCTTTATTACCACCGCCACCACCTGCTACAGCGTACTCAATATGTATCGCATTAGCTAAAGAGGGCACCGTAATTGTTGTTGTACCAGGAGATAAGATTACATAACTGGTCGCCGTAAATAATGTATAAATTTCACGCCAAGCGCCACTATGGTAGACATAAGCATTTGTAACAGTTTTATTTGTATAGGACGTGCCGTCTCTTACAAAGAGCTCACTAATCTCTCTAAAAGAACCACCATCTTTAACAAATACTGTCATGCATTACGTGTACTTGTACCAAATATCTCCATCGGAGCCACCTGTTGGGCTACTTGTAGATACAGTTCTAGATCCGTTAGCATTCGTTCCTGCAGTTGCAGATATAAAAGCTTGCACATCACTACCAATTTCAACACCTAAATTTGTTCTTGATGTTCCTTTGTTAGCTACGTCATTTAAATTTTCTGATTCTTGCATAACACCTGTAATAGCTGTGCCAGAAAATTTATATCTAATTGATTCGTAAGTTGGCATATTATTTCTCCAGTAGTTTCCATCCGTAAGTTGCACCAGAATACACTAACGCAAATGCTGCACCTTCTGTTGCCACCGTAAGATCGCTTGTTTGTCCGTCTATTTTATGACTATTTCTACCCACAGTCAAATTGTGGGTATCAAAATTATTTGCTAAATCCAAAAATCTAATTTCGTCTCCTACAGATGCTGTAGCAGGTAAAGTAATTGTAAAAGCACCGCCGCTTGTATTAGCAAATATTTTATCTCCTGCAAAAGCAGTATAGTTACTCGTTTTTGTTAACCAGTCACTACCTTGTGTTTGTATTTCAAACCAATTTGTTCCGTCAGTAGACAAAAATACGTTTCTACCTGGATTAATAACAAAGGTGTTACCACCGCCACCTAATCTAGCTGTAATTTTGTTAGATGAACTTGCATTTCTTAAAAAGTAAAGTTTTTCTACAGCAGGAAATTGTATAATAAAATCTGATGCATGACCTGTAAATATAATTGCAGCTTGTCTAGCTTCATTATTAGCTTGAGTTTGTGGTCCGTTGTTCGTGGTCAACGTGTAAGGGCTAGATGAAGCTCCTAAGTTTTTCGTGTATACACCAGCAATTGAATGTTCTAATGACTGTGAAAAGTTATTATTAGTCGTATTACCCCAAGAGTTTGCTTGTTCTCCTGAGCCAATAAGCTCTACTTTTAACCTCGTTGAATATGTTGATGCCATTATGCTGCCTCCTGCCAGACCATTGTAGCACTATCATCCACTTCTGTCCATGCGTAAACTGCTTCACTATCACTTACAGATGCTGTCATGGATAGCCCAGTAACGTCTACATCGGCATTTAAGTTTATTTGCGGCGTGCCTACAGATATGCCAGCCAATAAAGTATTAGGTGCAACAGTTACATTAGCTGCTGCCGTTACCGATCCGACAGCTGAAGACATAGCTTGACCAGTTACATTTACAACTGATGTTGGTAGTGGTGTTACTGCACCAAGAGATGCTGTAGCACTTAGACCAGATAATAGTACGATTGTTTTATCACTTGCAATAACAGTGCCAACTGCAGAGCTCATAGCCTGTCCTGTTACATTGACAGTTACTGCACCTCCTGCTCCCACTGATCCGAGAGCCGAGGACACAGATTGTCCAGATACAGCTATCTGTACGTTACCAGATGTTGATACAGCGTGATTACCTAGAGCGGATGCTACATTGAATCCACTGACCGCTATGTTTTGATTTTGTATACCTACTGGTGTTACTGCACCTAATGATACAGTATTATTAAATCCAGATACAGCAATGCTAATGTGCTGTTCTGATTGCGAAGCAAAAGCTGCCTCGGCGAAACTTGAGGCCGCAAAGGTCATTTACAGCTTATCCATCTCCGCCTTGACGGCTGTCCATGTGATTTCTGAATGAGGACAAGTATTAGTAACTATTGCAGTTTCTCCGTTTGCTTCTGTTCCTGTTTGCCAAAGAATATTATTAAAATCTTCTTCTGTTTCAATATCTCCATTAACTGTGCATTTTACATCAGATTTTAAAATTCTTATAGCTGTCCAAAATTTTTCGTGATTATCCATTATGCCGCCATTTCCATTAACATCATAGCAATTTGTGCGCCTCCACTATTCAAATGATATGTATTTGTGTTTGTTTTTATGTAAATTTTATAATCTATTGCTGAGGTTGTATTGTGTGAAGTATCAACATAATTAAAAGCAATACTTGGTTTTCCATAACCTCCGTTTTCAACAACTTGGGATGCATGACAAACTTGTAATTCTGAAAAACCTCCACCACCTATTTGTCTATATAATTTACTAGTACCTTCACAACCTGATGGACCATAAGTACCTCTACCTCCATCAACCCAAATTAATATTTTTGAGTTAGTTGCAGAAGGTGTAATTTGGTCAGTAACAATAGTAGCTGCATCACTTGTACTAGATGATGATATATTAGCATGAGTAAAAAAGTATTCTACTTGTAAAACCTTACCAACGTTTGTTGTGCCGTTAATAAATCCAGAAGAAAGACCCGTGCCACCATTAGCTACGGCAAGCGTACCTGTAGTGTTAGTCGCTAAATTTACTGCTTGATTCAATCCTAGTCTAGTTAGTGCCATTACTTACTCTCCTTTGGATATTTAGTTTTTATTTCTTGAACTTTTGTTTGCCACGCATCTAATCCATTTTCAGTAATGTATTCAATCATTTTTTCTGGTGAGCCATATTCTTTTATTCTATTTGCAACAGCTACATCATTGTTTTGAAGTCTAGTTGCTTCATCAGTAAATGCGTTTAATTGTTCTTCAGTAGGTTTTTGTTTTTCTGTTGCGTTCCAAACATCAATAGTAACATTACCTTTACCGTCATCAACAACTTGTACTTCATCAATAAAATCTGGTTTTCTACCTAAATACAATTCTATTTTTTTATTAAATATACTCATATTATTATTTTATAACCTCCAAAAAATAATTGATCTATTGAACTATCATCTGTGTACCATGTTCCACTTGCTTCTGCATAAACTCTTACATCAAGATAATCTCCAGCAGATAAATCTAGAACGGCACCAGTATAAAGACTACATGTAGCGAAAAGTGAGCTATCACTTTGTCTTTTAAGCCTTTGACTTACTTGGTCACTTCCACCATTTTTTCTAATTCTAACTATGATGTCGTAAATATTATTATAAATTTCCATTTTTGTATAAACATAATACTTTCCACCTTTGCCACTAGGAACTGTAAATCTTCCATTTGATGTGTCATACGCACTATCTGTATCAAATACTTCTTGGTTAAAAATTATCGGTGCAATATAATTACCACTACTAGCACTTTGTTGTGAAGTTGCTCTTGCATGAAACGCTGGTGTATTACTGCCTCCGCCTAAATTTGCTTTTGTTACATGTTTAAATGCACCTGAAGCTGCAGAGTCACTAATTAAAAATTTATCAGCGTCAACAAGTGTTGTTTTCTCAGTTTGACCAGTAATGATAGTCGTCGGTAATGTTACAGTTCCAGCGCTAAGATTAGTTGTATCACCTGCTTCACCAATTTGTGTATTGGTTCCTGACGCTGGTGTAATCTTATCTACTTTTAGTTCACTTGTCATTTATGCTCCTATTAATTTGTAACCACCAAACCTACTGTAATAGTTGGCTTGTGTATTAGGGTTTCCTGAAGAATCTCCAATGTTCACATAAGACTCTACATAATCACTTGAGCCATTAAAAGTTATTACTGAAGCAACCATTGGTGCGGCAAATCTTGCATTGTTTGTTCTAAAATCAAAATGTGCAGTATTTTCCCAACTACCATTTTTATAAAGTCTTACTTCAACTGTTTCCAAATTTGCGTTAGATTTAGAGTTACAACCCACTATTGACCAAATATAATATTTTCCTGCAACATTCGGAGTAAATCTATAATTACTGGTGTCATAACAACTATCCGTATCAAATAATTCAGTATCAAATTGAACTTTTGTAACTGCTCCGCTAGTTACATCTACATCTGAGCCTGTCTTAGCTTCAAAAGCAGGAGTGTTATCAGGAAAATTAGTTAGCGTTGCACCTGAAGGCATCGTAACAGTAGATCCTGTTAATGTAATTGCATCACCTGACTCACCAATCGTGATTGACGATCCAGACTGCTTGATGATTTCGTTTACTTTAATTTGTGAGACCATCTATGCACTCTCCAATGCTGCTACTTTAGCTTCTAAAGTTTCTATTTTTGTTATTGCTTCTTGTAATGCACTTGTCAAAAGAGGAACTAATTTAGCATTATCCATTGATT